AGACCAATAATAAACTGCTGGAGATTACCCTTCCGTTCAATTTTATCAAGCCGAAAAGTGGAGATGTGGTTGTGGACGGAAAGAACATGTTCATCTCTTACCTGAGAGAGAAACTCCATTCTTTGGCACCGGACTATGGCGTTTATGCCAAGATGATTATGACACGCGCTTCTTTCAACAAGTTCGTGCTCGGTTCATCTGAATTTGGCGAGCAATACAAGATGATTCTCGGCAGCAACGAAATGAAGTTGAGTACGGGATTGGTTTCCTCTTCTTTGGCTTCCGAAGTGTTCACCGGCATCGGTTTGCCGCGTATTGAAATCAAGGAGGACTACGTGAAAGACCAGACGGGAAAGAATGTGCAGATTTACGCGGATAACCGTATTACTCTGTTACCTTCTGACAACATTGGTTATATGCGCCATCATACCCCGTATGAAGCGACAGACCCAGTACAAGGACGTACTTATATCCCGTCAGAGGGGCAGATGCTTATCTCCAACTACCGTGACAAAAACGGTCGCTACATGGAATATACGGCAGAGTGGATTCCGCAGATTTCCAATCCAGATTTGATAACCAATTTCGATTTGAGCGAAATTGCATCCATCCAATCAGCATAAGGGGGTAGGATATGAAAGTAAAGGTTATATCAGTTTTCCGCGACAAGTTCACCGGAAAGTATTATACTCCCGGTGAAGTGATTGAAGTCGGTGAGGAGACCCGTGTGCTGGATATGGAAAGTCGCAGACTTGTCGAAAGGGTTGAGGTGAAAACTCCCGAAGTGAAAACCACTGAAGAAAAGAAGGAGGTGAAAATCTCCCTCTTTGAGAAAGAGTTCGAGAAGAAAACTTTGATTGAGGCTTTGAAGTCCATCGGTGTGCAGGCTTCCGGCAATATGAAAGAGGAAACTCTTTTGGGTAAGGTTGCAGAACTTAATGAAGAATCAACAGCCAAACTGAAAGAAGCATTAGGTATCGAGTAAAAGGATAGGGTAGTGCTTCTACCCTTCCATTGTCTAATTTTATAAATCAGAAAAGAAATGAAGAATTTTATTTTTGCCATGTGTGGCTTTTTAATGATGTCTTTGGTTTCGTTGAGCGTGCAGGCATCAAGTGTGGAATCTTCTAAGTGTGAATACGTGAATCCATCGGTTGATGTTGGTCTGCCAGATATTCAGTTTATCACTTTGGAAACGGCTCTGGCTGATTGTGTTGTACCGACCATGACGCATCCCGTGTTTTTGGTTGCAAATAACCCGGCTATGATGTGTTCGATAAAAGAGGGAATGGCTATTCAAGGGATACGAATTAATGTTCCCAAATGCCCGTTCAGATACATCTATAAATCAAAGTATTGCACGCATTATAGCTATACCGCATATAGTAAACTGATTACATCATATTGATTGATAACAGTCATGAGTAACAAGGAGTTTGTATTAAGCGTATTTGATAAGAATCCCCCGTCTAATCTTGTAGTTGAAAATATACTTTCAAGAACGGGATTGGATGGCGAAGAACCTTTTGCCGAGGAAAATAGGGCAAGATTAGAGGTCGCTTGTGCCAAGCAAATTCCGTGGATGATACAAAATCCATCTTCGGTCAGCGAAAGCGGATTTTCTGTGTCTTGGTCTAATCATGTTGATAGCCTAATGAAATTGTACTCATGGCTGTGTAAACAGTACGGTTTGAAAGACGAACTGGGTAACAAACCTAAAGTGACTTTCTTATGATATTCGCTCCACACATATTGCAGGTAAAAGTTATCACCCCGATGGATAAGGATGAGTTTGGCAGACCTATTCCCGGAACAGGTGGTGAATACTGGCAGGAGGTATGCAAGTGCCGTTGTGATGATAACACTACCAAAGAGTTTTCATCTGATAACGGCTCTGTGTATCGTCCGAATTATCATGTGGTATGCGAGAAGAGAATTACTGTCAAGGCTGGTGATGAAGTACGTTGCATGGATGGTGATAGCGTAAGAGGTCAAGGCGAAGTTTATACAGTGAAGAGTACAAACTACTTTAACTACTCGGAATTATGGATGTAGATTTCGATTTCTCAGATGTCGACTCCTTTTTCGATGAAGGAGAATGGGAGGTCGAAAAGAAGATGATTGATGTAGGCGATGAAGCCGTGAAGTACGCAGAGGAACATGGGGATTATCAAGACCATACACTCACTTTGAGAACGTCCAATGATTACGATGTCAATAAAGACGGTTTGACATTGAAAAACGAAGCGGAATACGCATCATTCGTAGAATCTAAAGGGTATGATGTTTTGAGTAGTGCTGCTTTATTTGCGGAGAAACGATTAAAAGAAGAATTTGAAAAATGAAAAAGTACATTGGAACAAAACAGATTGAAGCAGAACCTATGACAATGGGCGAGGCTTATGAAAGAGGTTTATTACAAGTTGGCAGAGTGCCTGATGCAGAGTATGCAAAGCGCATGGGTTATCACGTTAAATATGCTGACGGGTACGAGAGTTGGTCGCCAGCGGAACCGTTTGAGGAGGCGTATAAACTCGCCGATACATCACTTGACCGTATGCAGATAGAAGCCGAAGAAGTCAATGGAAGATATGTAAAGTTAGCCGCTTTCATAGATTCAGGGAAAATGGATGAAGTCGTTAATGATATGTACAACAAGTGTTTACTGGAAATGCAGTGTTGTACAATGTTCGACTATATACGGCTTCTTGATACTCGCATACAGCGTATGCAAGGTTCTGATGGTGCAAAAGTAATAAAGATGAATTTTGGTATGGCTATTATGGCTCTCAAAGCAGGTTTTCCAATTCGTAGAAGCGGTTGGAACGGAAAAGGATTAATGGTGTTCAAACAGGTTCCAGCACATATTGATAGTGATATTATCCCCAAGATGCAATCTATTCCGCAATCAGCAAAAGACCTTATTCTGAAAGGCAAGGGCTTTATTGACTACACAAGCCAGTGTCTTATTTACAATGAGAATACTGGACGCGCTGATTCATGGGTTCCGTCTATCAGTGATGTATTTGCAGAAGATTGGGAGATTGTGGAATGATAGTAACTACCGACATAGGAAACATCCTCTACCGGGACTGCAAGGCTTTCGGAATAGATCTAGTGCCTGATGGTGAAACGCTGACGGGTGAATTGAAGTCCGAAAGGATTGTCATCCACACGAAGAAACAACAGCCGGGAAAGTATTGGAAGAAATCTTTCGCAGAAGTGAATCTATGTGTACCCAATTTAAGCGAGAATGAAGCGAACACAATCCGGCTTAACGAACTTGAAAGAAAGGCTGGCAAGCTGCTTGATGATGTAGTAAGCACCTATGACGGTACAACCTATCGTTATTCTATCGAATCAATTGGCACGGAAGCGGATACAGCTTTGAAATGCCATTACGTGAATGTGAGAATTTTATTTGAAGTAATAAATGTAAAACTATAAGATTATGATTTCAGCAGTAGGAATAAAAAGAATCTTGTTTGCCGATATTGATAAGGTAACGGCAGACATTACCCCCGAAATCGCAAAGACTTTGATTCAAGCCGCTATCAAAGCGAAAGATGAGGTTTTGAATGTACACGGGGAAACGTGGCAGATTGAGGAAACGGAAGCCTCTGTCACCGGGTACAAGAACCAATTAACGGGAAAGAATTACCGTTACGATGATGTGCCGGGAGAAGTATCGCCCGCTTTCTCTATCGGACAATATGACTGGAAGACCAAGAAAGCGTTCATGGGTGGCGATGTTATTCAGGCAACATCTAAAGATGTAGGTTGGAAGCGTGCTTTGGATAAAGTTATTATCAACAAAGCATTGTTCTGTCTGACCGATGATGATGTCTGGTTCATCTTCCCAAAATGCCGTATTGTTTCCCGTGAAGCCAATACGGATAAGGCAATTGCAATCGCTGTAAAAGGCTTGGTGCAGGAACCGGGAATCGAAGGTGTTTCTTCTGAGTATAACTATGAAGAAGGGCAGATTAAAGCTTTGCAGGCATGAACTACAGTAACCATTGTACCTACTCCTTCCGATGCGACCGTAAAGCTGGACGGTGTAACGGTCAAGTCAAAGCAGGTGAATGCTGGGGCTACCGTTCACTATGAAGTGTCGAAAGTGGGGTACGTCACTCAGTCAAGAGATATTAAAACCACTCCTTCTGAAGTTGATACCACTCTTAAAAAAGAGATAACATTGGTAAAAGCACAAGAGTGATAACCGGGGGATGGATATATACCATTCCCCCTTTTAGTTTAAGAATATGAATCAAGCAGCAAAAACGGTTTCTGATGCTTTGTTAGGGCTGGATTTCATGAATGTGGAGATAGGAGGGATGGTTTATACCATTAAACCTCCTACAATTAAAATTATCTGTCGTGCCATTCATCATTTTTCCAATATCGGCATGACTGGAGATAATGTCATGGAAGCTATTAAAGAGCTTCCTGAAGCTACTGAAGATATGCTGAAAGGTATTTCATGCTTCATCTGCGGGAATGATAGTTTGGTCAAAGAATTGGAGAACGGCACTTTTGAAGAAGTCAAAGATGCCTTGGAAGTCTGTTTCTCTATGATGGATATTTCGGCTTTTCAGTGTGTCAGCTCGATGAGGAACGTGTCGATGCTGGCAGCAAGACCGAAACAGTAGGAAACACAACGTTCTTCGGGCAGATAGCCCATTTGATTGACACGCTGCATCTGAGTTATACAGAAGTGTTTGAGATTATCCCTTATCGGAATCTGCTGATGATGCAACGGGATAAATTACGCGCAGTATATGGTGGTCAGAAGGTGAATAGAATCAGTGGTAAGGAATTGGCTAATCGTAGGAAAAAGAAATAGATATGTCAAAATTATATTTTAAGATAGGTAGTGACTGGGAAGAAGTTGTAAGACTTCGTAATGAAATTGCAAAATTAAAGCAGGAGTTAATGAGCATGGATGGCACGCAGACTCCTGCTGCTTTCAAGGCTTTGAATGCCCAACTTGCTGCATCCAACCAAAGATTGGATGAGTTGGTGACTAATGCAGCCAAAGCTGGAGCGGAGATGGAAACGGGATTCAAAAGGAAAATCTTCGATGCTTCCCAGGCCGTGAATGGATTCACAGAGAAGATTCTTGCTCAAAAAGCGGTAGTTAAGGATATTGAAGCGGATGTAAAACGACTTGGGGATGCTTATCGTATAGCATTGAAAAGGAATCCGTTATCAGCAAATAGCAAGTTAGAAGAATACAATGCTGCCCGCAAAGCTCTTGATGAAGAAAAGGCAGCTTTATTTGGATTAACCCAACAACAAGCCGAAGCGCGTCTTTCCGTAAAGAAACTTCGGGATGAATACGCCCTTTACAATGATAATGCTAAGGAAATCGTAGAGAGTAACAACGGTATCGCTATTTCTTGGAAGAAAGCCTTGGCGGTTATTGGTGGTACTGGAGTACTGAAAGCATTAGGTGCTGAAATGATTCGTGTACGTGGCGAGTTCCAGGCTGCTGACACTGCTATTGAAACTTTATTGGGAAACAAAGAGAAAGCCAATGCCCTCATGTCACAAGTTCGTGAGTTCGCTAAAATTTCTCCGCTTGAATTTTCTGATGTAACAGCAGCCACGCAGATGATGCTTGGTTTCAACATTGAAGCTGAGAAAGTTCCCCGTTATCTACAAGCTATTGGCGATGTTTCTATGGGGAACACACAAAAGTTTAATTCTATGACTTTGGCATTCTCTCAGATGTCCGCTGCCGGTAAACTTATGGGTCAAGACCTCAATCAGATGATTAATGCAGGATTTAATCCTCTGCAAATCATGTCTGAAAAGACCGGTAAGTCTATCGCTACCCTCAAAGATGAGATGTCTAAGGGGGCTATTTCCGCAGAAATGGTTCAGCAGGCATTTATAGATGCTACTTCCGCTGGTGGTCGATTCTATCAGATGTCCGAAAACGCTTCAAAAGAGATAAACGGTCAGCTTTCTATGATGCAGGATGCGATGGATAGTGTTCTCAACGAGTTAGGTGAGAAATCGGAAGGTGTAATTATGGACGGCATTCAGATGACTGCTTCTTTGATTGAAAACTACGAAACAGTCGGCAAGATACTTGCTGGATTAGTAGTTACTTATGGCGCATATCGTACTGCTGTAATGCTTACTACTATCGCAACGAGCAAACACACGATAGCCGAGATAGCCCTTACCAATGCCCGTGTACTGGCACGGAAAGCACAAATGGCTCTCAATGCGGCAATGCTTACCAGTCCTTATGTTTTGCTGGCGACTGCCGTTGTAGGGCTTGGTGCGGCCATGTGGACTTTCCATGATTCCGCAACCGAAGCCGAAAAAGCACAGAGAAGGTTTAACGAACAGCAAGAAGAAGCTAAAAAACAAGAGGAAGAACACAAGCAGAAAATTGATTTCCTTGTAAAGAGTTCCCGTGACATGGCTTTGTCTGATTTACAAAGAGGACAGAGCTTGGCGGAGTTGAGAAAAGAATACCCAAAGATATTCGCTCAATACGACATTGAAACCATTAAACTTGCTGATATACTCAAATTAAAGCAGCAGATTGCAGAGGAAGATGCAAAACGTGCCGGAGAAAAACAAGCCAAAGAATTTTCTAATATTGAATCTGAAATCAAATATTACGAAAATTTACTGAAATCTCTTTCCGGGCAGCAAGGTGTTGATGGATATGTGAAGAAGATGAAAGAATTGCGTGCTATGCGTGACGTTATGTTACAAGACAAGGGGAAAGGCATTTCAGAGCAATTCATATCCAATTTGAACAATGTTGATGTAAAGGAATTTGACCGATATATTTCCGAACTTGAAAGGAGAATCAAAGGAAAGGGTGATAATGGAACCATCAAACTCCGTTTGCCTATTGATGTAGAGGGAACTTTGTCAGATGAAGCAATCTATAATGTCAAAGACATAAAAACACTCATAGATACTGCAAAATCTGCCAAGCAAACCCGTATTGATTCAGAGAAAAACAAAACTACTTACAAACAAGACTACGATAAAGCCAAGAAAGAGTGGGAAGATGCCAAAAAGAAACTCTCTGGAATAGAAAAGGACAAATCCAAGTTTACCTCAAAGCAGTATGAAGAGGCTAAGAAACGGGTAGAAACAACTGAAAAATCCTATAAAAATTTAGGTGGTATCACTGGTAGTTCTTTAACCAAGCAGGAAAATCTAGCAAAAAAGCAAAAAGAAAATCAGGAAAAGCTGGACGGGCAACTTCTTTCACTTCACCGTCAGAACCAACAGGATGAAATCAACCTGATGAGAGAAGGCACGGAAAAGAAGTTGAAACAGATTGAC